CCAAGCAGATTGTTTTACCGTGTTCCGGTTGGCTTTCCACCACGCCATTCGGCAAACATCGGAGCAGAAGCTCTTTTTCTTTTTCCCCGAAATATGTATCAGCGCTTTACCACAGAACAGGCATTGTGAGCACTCATTTGGTTTATCCAAGCCAAAATCATCATTGCCAAGTTTATTTCGGCGACAATATGACTTTACAGAATTGATTGAAACATCCAGTGTTTTAGCTATCTGAGCATAGCTTTGACCAGCGGTTCGAAGATGTGTAATTCGCTCTTTAAGTAAACTGTCCATGCAGGGTCCCCCAATCAAAGGATTGATTTCATCACCATCCACAGGACAGAAAGGACTGGATTGAGTACCAAAAATAAAAAAAGACCCACAGAACGAAGACGTGCTTCGCGCTGTGGGTCTATGACATGCTTCGTTATTCTTCCGGACTGTGATCGTCAGGATTGCCTTTGGTTTTCAGCTGTTCGAACTTGGTTTTCACGAAGTCGGGGAGAGGTAGTCCCATAATGCCAAGATTCTCCACAATTGACAGCCCTTCATTACCGCAGAAGAATAAGACAATCGCTGTTCGGCAGAAAGCCTGCAGACCGAGGATAGCATCGAGCTGTACGCCGATCAACACGACCAACAGAATCAAGCCCTTGCGGACCAGCCCTTTGAAGCCGGCTCGCGACTCGAGCGCACCGGTTTTTGACTTGCTGGACTTCTGCCAGACGGCCGCGATCAGGATCCCGGTGATGTAATCAATGGCCATCAGGATAACAAGTGTCTGCAATGCTGTATCCCACCCTCCCAGTGCCTTGGCCAAAAAACTGCCAGCCACTGAGATCGCCACCAGCACTGTATCTTTGATTATTAGTGTTTTGTTCATGTTGATCTCCTCATTCCTTCGGTATTCTTAAAATCTGGCCGGTATAGATGGTATACGGTTGCTTGAGGCCATTTAGCTCAATGATCTCCTGATAGCGCCGACCATTGCCAAGCAGTTCCTGTGCAATTCGCCACGGACTATCACCGGTCTTGACCGTGTACAATCTCTCGCCCTCGACCGAAAGCACCTGGCCGGCATAAATCGTGTATGGTGCGGAAATTCCATTGAGTTTGGCCAGTTCAAGATACCGCTTACCATCACCCAGCAGTGATTTGGCAATCGACCAGAGCGAATCACTTTTCTGGACAACATAGACATCCGTTTTCTCAGTGACATAATCAATGAACGGACACTTTAACCAGCGGGTCCAGCCTGTTTCATTGGCGGTCTTGGTCAACCTGGTCTTGATGACGCCAGACTTGGTGCCATGCGCCTCGATGACCTCGCCATTTCCGATATAGACACCGACATGACCGTTTTTTGATACGATCAGACCCTTGATCTCAGGGAATGTAGCAATCGGGCCCTTTTCAGTGGCAGCATTATACATACCGTTGGCCGATACATCCGGCAGGCCGTCCAGCTTGTAGACGATCTTGCCATCATCATCGGTCCAGTAATGCCCCTTGATCAGGCCAACACAGTCCTGGACCGGCTTACCCAGCCAGTTGGCGCGGATAAATGACAGGTACGGCATGACCTTCAGTGGATACTGCTTCAGCTTGCCTGCCAGAAGCGACTCGGTCAGCACATGGCCATACGTGCCATATACATAGCCGGTGCCGAGTCGAGCAATCGCATGACCGACCAGTGATAGATTCGTTTTTCTTTTCGACATGATGATTTCCTCCATAAAAAATGGAGCCCTTTCGACTCCTTTGAATCTTCGATATTCTGCTACAAGCCTTTATAGCTTTGTTTCTGGTTCAGGCTGATCCTCAACGACCTTGATATCCTGTTGAATGGCTGCGATCAGTTGTGCCACTTCGTTGTAGGGTTTGGTCACCAGATAATTGATCATCTGTTCCAGCAAGGTTTTATCAATCGTAAACCGCATATGTTCCTCCTCAAATTTCTCTTGCTCCGGCAAATTCAGGAATTTCCGCTGCCAGTCTGTTGTAAATGTCTGTGCGTGTATAACCTAGTTCATCCTTTTCGGTTAGATATACTTCCCTGAACGAATTGGCCAGGTTTTGTCCTTCCAGCTTTTCCCGATCCCGGTACGTTGCATCGGCATAGCCCATGAGCTGAACAGTAATGGTAGGAATATCCGTCATGTACTGCTCGATAATTGCAACTACACGAAAATAGGAAGCTGTAATCCCTCGTTCGTCGGTAATGACTTTTTGTAAGGCCACGTTTCTACCTCCTTTACACCAAAATGGCGAACCAATTAGCGGCAATACCAGAAAAACCAGAACCGCCGATCGTTGCCTGAAAACTTGTTGTTGTAATATTTCGAATTTTGAGCATGCCAATATCACCAGTAAAATCGTGTGTGTATTGACCAAACACCCTGGGTGCAGATGGAAATGTCTTGCCAAATGATACGGTCGTCCAAGATGCAGTTGTCAATGACATTGTTCCTGCCGCCCAGCAAGTATTGGTTCCGATGGTAAGTTTATTAAAATATCCTTCCAAAGCGTGCACCGCTTGCCAGCGCTTTGTAGTCGTCCCGCAGCGGTCGTTATTATCCAAATGCGGCTCGACACGCCAGCAAGAAACAACACCGCTGGCCGAAATGGCACCACTCGTCAGTGCACCACAGGAAAGCGGGTGACCATTGAAGGATGTCGTCCCCCAAAAGTTATGGGTGGCGGATGTGCTTCCGGTGCTGCCCCAGTCGATCTTGTAGGCTGTGTAAAGGCTGGTTCCGACTACCTTGGCCAGATTAATCGTCGTCGCGCCAGCCGCTGCGGTCAGCCATGGTCCGGTTGGCCCCACGGTCTGGATCGACAAATAACCCAGCTCGACACTCGAGTTCAAAAGCCGAATAGACCCCGCATCGAGTTTTGCCGACTGCGTTCCAGAAATGGCTTCAAACGTACCTTTCGCTGTCAGGGCCGATCCGTTCCAAGCAAGTGCTCCGCTGCCAAAGCTGAAGGTTCCGTCATTTAGGTTGATCTGGCTTCGGCTATCCACACTTTTCAAGGTGCCCGCTACGACGTTCTCTGCACGAATGAGACCCGAATTGACAGGCGTCACAACAGGGCTGAAATGATACGAGGTCCTAGAAACACCTGCCGTGCCATAGTTCAAATACCGTAGACGGATCCGGTGACAGGTTGACGGCATCCGGCAATAGCTTGTCGCCACTTTTCCCACCGGCACCTCGGTTTGGTCTATCACATCACAACCAAGGATGTAAGCTTCAATATTCAACCAGCTCCCGGTCGATCCCGACTTTGACCAGAAATAGAAGTTGGTCGTCGCCGTTCCAAAGGCGCGTGAGCTGACTGTAAAGGGCGTCACTGAAACAGCAGCGCCGCTTCGATCAATCGCGCTGATGCCAAAATATCGAATTCCGTCTGCGTCAGCGCAATATATGCTCAAGGTCACCTTGTACGTTTGATTTGGATCAACCTCGAAATAGTCTGAATAGATCACCCGATTTGTCGTTGTCACGATCCGATGAGCAAGCCCAAGAGATACCGAAACCACACTGCCATCAGTATCCGTCCAGCCGGTTAGCACGCCTGAATTTGAGTAGTTATTGACCAGGCTTTTTGCCCGGACATCCAGTTTATCGACAGTGATCGACTCTGCAGCGATCCTTGCCGCATCAAGACTTCCTGTCGTTATCTTGCCCGCATCGATGCTGGCAATCTTCGCACTGGTGATGGTGGCATTGTCGATCTTGGCATCCGTCACGGCCAGGTCCGCAATCTTGGCGTTCGTGACAGCAAGGCTCGCGATTTTACCTTCCGTCACCGCCAGGTTTCCAATCTTCCCATTGGTCACGGCAAGGCTCCCTATCTTGGCTTCGGTGACCGCCAGACTGTTGATCTTAGCATCGGTTACCGCGAGGTCAGATATCTTGGCGGTCGTAATAGCTGCATCAGCCAGGATCCCACTCGCAGCCGTGATCGTCCCTGCCACGAGGTTGTTGGCAGTGATGGTCGAAGCAGCAATCTTATCGCCCGTGATTGCCGATGCCACAATTTTGTCGCCCGTGATCGCATCAGCCGCAATAAGCGTGGCAGAAATGGCTCCTAGTGCTACTTTTTCTGTGGTGATGGCACTCGCGGCAATCTTTTCCGTTGATACCGCTCCATCGCCGATTTGCTGGCCGTTGATTGTGCCGACGGTCAGATTGCTGGCGTTTAGATTGATGACGTTGATGTTGGCAGCATCGATCGTGCCGGCAGTGATCTTGCTGGCGGTAAGCCCGACTATCTTGGCGTCCGTGATCGAGCCGTCCGCGATCTGGGCTGTGCCAATGGCCCCGGTTTCAATCAGGGCGTTGGTGATCGCACCGGCCGCTATCTTGGCGGTTGTGATCTGAGCATCCCCGATCTTGGCTGAGGTGATAGCACCAGCGGCAATGATCGCGGAATCAACCCCGATCGCACCAGCGATGATCTTGTCCGCGGTTACCGCACCGGCTGCCAGTTTGTCCGTGGTGATGGACCCGGCTGCCAGCTTATTAGTCGTGACGCAGCCTGCCTCGATACGTTCTGCTGCCAGGTAACCAGTGGCTATCTTAGCAGCATCAATACTGACTATCTTGGCATTGGCCACCGCCAGATCGGCAATGACACCGCTTTCCGCAGTGATGGTCCCGGTCGCCAGCTTATCTGCAGTCAGGCTATGTGTCGCGATCCGGTCAGCTGACAGGGTGCCCGTACTGATAAAGTTGGCGACGATCTGACCATCCATGGTGATCGCAGTGGTGTACGGCCCTGCATAACCATTACCTGAGAAGCTAAGCCCACTCAGGTTCCAGCGCCAGACACGAGTGGCCGTGTTGATATCAGCTGTGTCCATGATCAGGATCTCGTACGGCTGGTTTAGCTCATCGTAGCGCATCACCACATTCCCGGACTCGCCGTTCATGACGAGTGCTGTCACCTGATCGATCGCCAGATTCAGTTCCGCTTTGGTGCTGGAAAGGATCTGGCCCAGGTCAGCAATCTGCTTGGAGCTATTGCCGCTGTACTTGATCGGGCTATTGGAAAAATCCGCCTTGTTCTTCTCCGGTGTTAACGGATATTCGACCAGACGAACGATCCGCTGGGTGTCTGTATACTGATTGGCCTTGTCAAAAATCCGGACTGTGTCGCCCAGCTGGAAATCCAGGATCGCATACTCCGGCCGGCTGCCGACGAGGTTCAGGACATCCATGCGAAATGACACGCGTGGTTTACTTAAAACATCCAGGACAGCGATCGCATCATCGTATAGTGCCTGAGCGTTGGTGTATCGCTCATCGACCCACTTTCGCTCAATGACCTTACTGGTGTACTGATGGTTATCGATATACTCCTGCCCGCCATTGACAGAGGCGATCGAAAGTCCATCCTTGCCGATTGGGTAGAGCCGGGTTGCCAGCTCATAAGAATCTGACTGATAATCACGATCCTTCAGGTTCAGTTCACTGTAAACATACGCCCCACGATCCATCCCACGCCTGGTATAGAATCTGGCAGTCTTATTTAAGGTATCGAACCAGACTTCACAGCCATAGACCGTGCAGCATTCCAGAACGATCTGGTAGACTGATACATTGGTCAGCTTAATCGTTCGCAGTTTGCTGTTGGCATCAACCAATTGATATGTCCACCCGGTTCCAGCCAAAACAGAAGCAAGTGTCGCTTCGAGGGTTCCTGATTCTATTTCTAAGGTCAGGTATGCCTTCCCGCGCAAGCTGTCGAGGTTGAGTTTCCCAAAAACCTCGTAGAAGTCCTCGTCGCTAGTGTTGATTTCCTTAATCACAAACTCATCGGTTGCCGATTGCAGGTAGAATTCCTGCTGAAGCAGCGACCGCGAAATGGCTGACTTGGGCAGGTTGAAGTGAATCAGCTTGTCGGCGGTGGCCAGATCCGACTCGATGGAGAAGTCTTTAAGCTGTGAAAGCAGGGCAACCATCGCCCCGCTTTCGTTTATGAGTTTGAGCATGCTTGCCCTCCTTTCAGTTGTAAATGGGATAGTACTGGATCGTGATGTTGGCTGTTGAATGGCTAAAAATCACATCCGTCGTACCGGTCGGCAGCACTGGCCACTCGAACGCATTGTAGTTGGCTATGTCATTCACGCCATTTTTCAGGTAACGGTAGAGATACCCGTCAATCTCATGCGGTTTATTGGCCTCAAGATTCCTGATCCGAAAGTCGGTTGTACCCAGCCCATAAATCACAAATTCCGTGATCGCCACGGACGGGGTCACGGTGATCAGGCAAGGAGCAGGCAATACACCGAGGTTGGTGATGATCTTATGGCTGACACCATTGGCAGTTGCGATCACTTCGGGTAGATAGGTTCTGTGACACAGCATTTCTATTTCCACTAACCACGCGTTTGAGGTTAGGCGCTTAGGTTCTGCCTTACCTTTGAAATGACAATCATACTGTTTGGATAGGCCATCGAACACGATCGTGCAGTCTTTAAGCTCCCGGATCAGCGCCGAAAACAGGCTTTCAGTTTCTGCTTCTGAGCTTGTTTCGATGAGGACTGTCAGGGTGATGTCCTTGAGGCGCTGTTCCGTCCTGCTGAAAACCGGACTTGATGCACCGTCCAACCAGTCATAAATCTGGAGGACGTCGTGATTGGTGATTTGCTTTGATAGAAGGGTTGCTCCGAAGAAGGCAATGTCTATTCCGTTGATCGTCATATCACACCCTCCTCACGGCCAGTTCCATCCGGTTCATAAAGTACTCAATATCGTCCCGATCCCGGAAACTGTAATTGCCGTTCAGGTTGATCGTCGTGTTGTTATTGGTTGCCGGCATAGCATTTCCAGAGTTCGCGTTAATTGCATCGGGTCTTGGCATCGACGCTTGCCAGTTTAGTCCCGCTGTGGCGGAGAGGTCGAGACCGTCAAACGCCGACATGGCATCTGCGGTTAGTCCGTTTACGGAAGAAAGCACATCCTTGGCTCCATCCGTGATACCCAGAGCCAGACCCTGGGAAATGAAGTCACCGAACCGTCGGGTCTCTTTGGACGGCGAGCTGATGCCAAAGAACCGTTTGATCGAGCCCAGCACATCACCAGCAAAGCCGCGGATCTTATCCGTCAGCCAACTGAATTTGTCGCGCATTCCGTTCCACAGACCAGAGATCAGGTTCGCGCCAATGTCCCGGATCCGATAGAGCATGTTCATGAAGCCATTTTTCAGCGAATCCAGAATCTGCGGGATCTTGCTGACCAGTACCGGGATATTGGTGATCAGGGCTCCGGCCAAGGCGATAACGATCTGTAGCCCGGCATCGATGATCTTGGGTAGGTTGTTCATGATCGCCAGCACCAATCGTTCGATGATCACCGGGATCTTCTCCACTAGCCGCGGCAAGGCGTTGATCAAACCCATGGCTACAGCCAGGATCAGCTCAATGCCGGCATCGATCAGGAGGTCAATGTTGTCCAGAAGCGTATCCATGATCAGGAATACCGCATCAATGGCGATCGGGATCAGTTTCGGGATCGTCTGTGTTAATCCCTTGATCAGGCTGACCAGCAATTGAATACCAGCCTGAATAATCAAAGGCAGGTTTGCCAGGATCGTGTCTCCAAGCTGCTGGATTAGAGCCGGCAGGATGGCGATCAGCTGCGGGATGACCAGATTGAGGCCGTCCAATAGGCCCATAAACAACTGGATCCCGGCGTCGACCAGAACAGGCAGCAGGACAGGGATCAGCGGGATGATTGCCGAAACCAGACCAGTCAGCCCGTTCAGCAAAGCGGGTAGTAAAGCATTAATGAGACCGGGCAGTGCCTCGCCAACGTTGGTGATCAGGGCAATGAGGACGGTATTGAACCCTTCCAGAAGTGTGGGTAAGGACAAAGCCAGGACATTGATGATGCCCGGCAGAACTTCACTCACCTTTCCGGAGATCAGGTCGATCAGGTCCTCAAGGTTTTCTGAGAACTTGGTCGAAGCGCCTTCTGTACCGGTCATGACCTCAGCTAAACCGGTGAAAGTACCGGTCAGAGCCGGCATTGCTTCGTTGATCAGCCCGTTCATGCCTTGAAGAGTTGAGGTGACTGAAGGCAGAAGCGCCTGACCGAAGGACGAGGCGATGTTTTCCACCTGCATTTTGGCAATCCTCAGCTGGTTGGCCATGCCACCGGACGTGGATGCGAAGTCGCCCTGTACGTCTTTGGTCGCCTGCAGGATGTAGTTATAACGCAGCGTGGCCAATTCAGCCTGGGACATTGACGCGATCGGCTTTTTAATCCCCTGCGCCAGTGCGAACGCTGCCAGATTGGCCTGGCTCATATTGATGCCCAGCTGCTTTAGCGGTTCCGTTTCTCCGGAGATACCGCTGCGCAGCTTATTGAACGCCTCTTCACCGTCCAGGTTATAGAAGCTGGCCATATCACCCGCCAGCCCGGTGAGCGAGGTGGACATGTCCAAAACCGCGTCGTCAGTCAGCCCGGTTGATTTGAGCATGGCTCCCATGGTGCCGTTCATCTTCTTGGCACTGAGTTCAGAAAGGCCAAAAGACACAGCTGCCTGCTTAGCCCAGACATCGATCTTGCCTGCGCCAGCCACGCCGAAGGTCTTATTGACGACATTTTCCACTTCGCTCAAATCACTGGCGGTCTTGATGCCCTTGATACCAAATGCAGCCAGTGCCGTACCGGCCGCTCCGGCTGCGAGGGAATATAGCCCCAGTGCCTTTCCAGCACCTTGAACCGCGGTACCAACGACCTTGACACCGCCCGCCGCCAGCTTGGCCGAAGCTTCACCGACCTTCTTGATGCCGTTGGCGACCGGAGATAGCTTGTCCAGCACGGCTTGGACCTTTTCCTTTACCGATGTAAAGGCCGTGCCAATGACAGACACGGATTTCTTTTCATCCTTCAGGCTGCCGAGCTTCGCCTTGGTCGTTTCCAGCTCACGCTGAAAAGCGCGAAACTGCTCCGCATCGATCGTTCCCGCGGCAAACTGCGCCTTGACCTGTGCCTGGGCTTTCTTAAGCGCGTCAAGTTTTTCCTTGGTCGCGGCGATCTCTTCTTTCAGCAGTTGGCTCTTTTGCGCGGTCAGGGTGATGTTATTGGGATCCAGTTTCAGGCCCTTTTCCACCAACTTCAGCTCGCTCTGTAAGCTTTTTGCAGTAGAATTAACGCTTTTCAGGGCTTTGTCGAGCGGCGCTGTATTGCCATTGATCTCGACTGTAATGCCCTTGATACCTTTAGCCATGCCGCTCACCTCCTCCTGCGTCGGCCGTGCTTTTCGCGTAACGCCCCTCGATCCGGGGATGTCTGGTCCATGATCCAGCATTGTTCCAGGTATTTCCGGCCATCTTCGGTCGACTGCAGCAAGAAAATATACGCGTCCCGGCGCAGGACCAGGTACGCATCCAGCTGCAGTTCGTCGATTTCTTTGAAATTCAAGCCGGTGTGGTCATGGACCAGCCGTTCCCACTGAGTCAGACACCGGAAATTTGATTGTTCTGCTCCGGTGTCTGGGACTGAGGGGATTTGGAGTTTGGGTCTGAGATCACCCCGTTGATGAAGGCCATGTAGCCCTGAAAGAAGGTTTGCACATCCTCAATATCCAGAAGCTCGGCCAGGTATTCGCTGGTGATCGGCTGGTGCTCGAGGTTATTCGAGAGCACAACGGCGATCAGGTCGTAGATCTCGGTCAGTTGCCCGCCATCTTCTGCAGACAGGGTTGTCAGGTGATCCTTTAAACTCAGCAGAGCATCAAAGACACGCTTGGTGGGCATGCGCACCCGGATCAGTTGATTATCGATCAGGTTAATGGCCAGGAATCGCTTAGCCGATTGCGTAAAATCCAGCATTTATAACCCTCCTTACGCCTTGGCCACAACGGTGGTCTTGCCAGCTGCCTGGCAGAGGTTCGCGCCATCCACTTCAGCAATAGCGATCTCCTGACCTGTAGTCGCTGTTATTTCTGCCACACCGTCCCAGGCCGTCCAGCCGGTGGACAGGTCATCGTTGAAAGCGGGCAGAGTCAGACTGGATCCGGTCTTGTAGACATAGGTGTTCGTGTAATCCAAAGCCGGCACGACGGTAATGGTGGTCTTGCCGGTGGTGGTACCGGCGACCGAGGTAACAGTCAATGTGACCAGGCCGGCGATGTCCTCTTCGAACAAGACCAGTGTGCCCTCGGTGTCGTGCGGGAACGCCATGAACTCGGCATCAATGACGGTCTCCTTGTCTTTTGCAAAAGATAGGGCCAGTTCACCCTGGTTGCCGCCGATAATCGTCACACGCACATCACCATCGGTAGCATCCTCATGGACGAACCGGACGATATAACGCTTGCCGTCCTGGTTGCTTACACCACCGATTTTCACCAGACGTTTGTTGGTGACACCGTTTTCAGTGACACGGGCGGTAGAAACCAGCCTTTTCAGGGTATCACCGTTCCAGGTCATGACCCCGCTTTTAAGCGACACCTCTTCCTTGGTCAGGATCTGCTTTTTCACGAGGCCCAGATCGTCCTCGGCGAGATAAAAGGTCGGTTTATAGCTGAGTGTCGCGCCTCCCTGAATGTACCCCAGAAGGTTACCGGCGGCTTCAATCACCGCGTCAGTAGGGATGCTGTCACTATATTCCGTGACATACAGTTTGCCGCTGCCCAGGATGATCTTTTCTCCGTTTGTAGACATAAGCTTCATTTCCTTTCTGTAATCGTAAATTCGTAAATGGTCGAGAAAAATTTCTCGCTCTCGATCCAATCACGTGTGCGGGTGTAACTAACCGGCAGGCTGTCCAGCAGCAGTTCAATCTTGGCTTCGGTTGTCAGATCGATTGCATCTGCATAGAACTCGATGCCGATGTTGCGGGTGACAAGGTTATTAATGAGGTCAGCGCCGCCTATATCAACACCGTCAGTAAACACAATCGCCGGCAGCGGCATGACACCGAGAAACCGCTGTTCGCGGACGGGCAGACCGGTTTGTTCCAAAAATGCTTTAACGTCCAGCATCCTGCACCGCCTGTTCCGTGAGTTCTTGCATGCGCCGCTCCGCCAGCTGCTCACCATAGATGATGTGCGGGAACGCTCGCGCTCTGCCGCCGCTTCTCAGGGCATGGCCGTTCTCTAGAAGGTGTGTCAGCCGGTAATGCGGACTCTGGACATGCCATATTCGGCTGTAATTGTATTTGCTGCCGGTATAGACTTTCTTGACGCGAAACGCCTTGACGTACTTGCCCGTGCGCTCCCGAAACGTGACGTGCTGCTTGATCTCGTCGTTGACTTCCTTAGCCACAATCTCCACCGCTTCACCGATCTTCTCGGATACGGAATCCGAATAGGCCTGCAGTTCATGCCCGATGGCAGCAGCCAGCCCGTTAACGTCCATGATGCATCACCGCCCTTAGCTTGAGTGACCGGTCCTGATACATGAAGTTGTCGATATTTTTGACATCGTAACTGTGACCGCGAAACAGGATGCGCGTGGTCTGCGGCAGCAGATCAGACAACAAAGGCATATAGCGCACGATGAAATCCACACTGTTCTGTGCTTGTTCTGCAGATGCCGCCCAGTACTCGCTGCCGGACAGACCATTGACCTGAGCCTGACAGGTTAAAAGGTCGACCCAGAGTTCATCTGGGTTCATCAATTGGATAGTAATCTTGTGTCGGAGCTTTCCTGCTTCCATGTTAGAACACCTCCACACGATAGGGTGCCAACAGCGCATGTACAGAGAATGCCGTCTGATCCTTGGCTGTGCCGGTTGCTTCGCGGTTTTCGTACCAGTGCCCAACTAGAAGGAGTAATGCCTGGCGGATAGGTTCTGGCAAAACGGCAAACCCTGCGACAAACCTGATTCGGACAGACGCAGCTGGATGGGGTATGTAGACCGGCCAAGCCAAGCCATATGCCGGCATCACCTGGCCGGGTTCGCTAGCTGTATCCACCACGTAGTCCGAGTTGGACAGGATCGTCTCCTGTCCGGTGCTGTCGATATAGCCAATCTCCACCACGCTCAGGAGAGGCGGGCAGGGCAGCAGGATTGAATCCGCTCCTGAAAACCGGTCCTGATAGGTTTCCAGCGTCTGTTCGGCCAAAGCGCGACGTGTGTAGTTTTCGCAGAAGACTCGGGCCGTCTTGATCAGGCCAAGCAGTAGATTGTCCTCGGTCGCATCTTCTGGAAGGCGAAGGTGCTGCCTGACCTCGGCCAGTGTGATCGGTTCTGTTGCGACGGGGATAATTGTCTTAAGCATCAGGCAGGCACCTTCCTTTCCCGATTATTTTTACGATCCGGCCATGAGACCGGCTGCGATAAGTTTCGCTAGCAGTGCGTTCAGATCTGTGACCAGACCAGCGACGGTCGTTGCTTCGCTATTGGCTTGAAATGCTGCTGGCTTCAATTCAGTACCTGCAAAGGTCAGCTTTCCGTCGGCAGTAATGTCTAATGTGCCGCCGATGACAGAAGTCTCGCCGCCCTGCTCGGTGTAGTTCTTGACGTTACTCATACCTCGTCACCTCACGCTTTCATCTGCAGGTACTTGACCGCTTCGGCCAGAACCAGCTTGCCATCCACCCGCTGAGTAGCCCGGAAGCCTACCTGGCCGTTGGCGGCAAACAGCTCATTCAGGCGCTGGAACGAACGTCCCTGACGATCGGCGATCCAGTAATAACCATAATCACCGAAGGCGATGGTTTTGGCCGCCGACGCAATGGCCGGTACAAAGCTGGAGGTGAGGATCGGCCGGTTGAGGATCGTGTCCGGTGCACCAGCGGTGAGCGAAGGCTGCCACAGGTACTGACCAGCGCCGTCCTTGAGCTTACGCACAGCCTTGACCGTGGTGTCGTTCATGAGGAACGTGGCGCGATTGCGATACGGCGATTTCAGGCTGTAGTACAAGTCCATGATCTCGTCGATCGTAATCGCAGAAGCACTGGCAGTGGTGACGCCCAGTTGGCCACCGCCGGTTGCTGCAAAGATACCGGTGGGCTTGCCGGTACCATCTCCGACAAAGAACGCTTCTTCTTCCTTGGTCCCGATACGGCGGGCAAATTCGTTGGCGATGTAGGCTTCGAGCCGGAAGACACTGTCGTTCAGGAGTTCCTCGGAAACCTTGATCATGGTCGCCAGCTTGTAAGCACCGATCGAGACCTGGCCGAAAGCGTCGTCACTTTCCGGGATAGCACCTTCTTCATCAACCCAGCTGGCAGTGCCTTTGCTGGCGACGACCGGGATTTTCTTGTCACCGGATGAGGTACTGATGATCTTGGCCAGCCGGCGGAAGATGTTCTCCTCCTTTAACGCTTCAACCAGCGTGTTCTCGAATTCGTCAGGAGCCAGGTATCCGCCTTCTGAGTCGGTACCGATCTGCAGGGCGTTCTGGACATCGATATGGTTTTTATTGCGCATCGCCTTCCAGAACGACTGGCGATACTCATCCGATGCCCGGCCGGTTTTCACTTCAGTGCCGGTGACATTCGGCTGATTGCGGATCGGAGTGTTCACCGGTTTACTGAGTTCCAGATCCAGTGACTGCTGGCGCTCCAGCCGGTCGATCTCTTTGCCGAGACCAACAATGTCCGCTTCCATTTTGTCGTACACGGCGGTATCCTCGGCGCTAACCAGACCGTCGGTGCCGCGCTTGCTGTCCAGGAATGCCTTAGCGGCTTCCCAGGCTTTGGCTCGCTTTTCGCGAAGTTCAAAAATCTTGTTCATATGTGTTGGCCCTCCTTAAGGCTGAATTAAAAAGAGCCGCTTCTCGAGCGACTCAATCGTGTGGGTGGGTGGTTCTTGTTTTTCCTTTGGCTTGGGATCTGCTGTCCGTTTCGGCAGCTTGTTCAGGAGCGAATTGGTCACGGCCAGATTACTAAAAAGGATGCCGTCGCTTTCCGGTACCGAATTGCCCGCGGTAAACATAATTCCATCGGCAAAGCCCATTTCGACCGCCTTTTTCGCGTTGAACCAGGACTCTGCATCCATCAGATGCGAGATCTTGGCTCGTGATAGGCCGGTCTTAAGTTCATAGGAGTTGATAATCGATTCTTTCACTTCCGACAGCATGGCGATCGCCCGCTCCATCTCGACGGTATCACCGAAAGCGATTGTTATGGGATTGTGGATCATGATCATGGACACGGGTGACATCAGGACCTCACCGCCGGCCATGGCAATCACCGATGCGGCGCTGGCAGCGATGCCGTCGATCTTGACGGTGACCTTGCCGGGATAGTCCATGAGCATGTTGTAGATCTGACTGGCCGCGAAAACATCGCCGCCGGGTGAATTGATCCAGATAGTGATGTCGCCTGAGCCGTTTAGAAGTTCGGATTTGAAGAGCTTTGGGGTTACTTCGTCGCCATACCATGTTTCCTCGGCGATGGCCCCATCGAGGTAGAGGGTCCGGCCATCTTCATTGCGGACCCAGTTCCAGAATTTCCTGTTCAAGGTGGGTTACCTCCTTCTTGTGTTTTATTTGCGCTCGCGAAAAGCCCCGCATCCTGAAGTTTGGTCAAGTTGCCATTGATCAGGTACAGGTCGCCGCCGAGTTCGGTTGGGATAGGGTTCATGTTTTCCAATTCCCTGATATCGTTGCTGGACAACCAGCCGTTTTGCCGGCCGGTCGCGTATCCGCTCATCCGGCTCTGGTAGTCGCCGCGCAGGAGACCGTCCAGATTGAACTTCACGAAGTATTGCTTCTTTTCGGATGGTAAAAACAACGCTTTCTGGATTGCCATTTCCCAGCGAATCACCCAAGGGTCGAGCGTGTATTTCACGAATTCAAGCGACTGTTGCTCGATGTTGGAGAAACTCGACTTTTCGAGGTCAGCCAGCATATGCGGCGGCACCCGGAAGATCCGGGCAATCTCGTTGATCTGGAACTTTCTAGTCTCCAGAAACTGCGCCTGCTCGGGCGGGATGCCAATCGCCTGGAATTTCATGCCCTCCTCAAGAACGGCAACCCGATGAGCGTTAGAACTGCCCTGATACACCGCATTCCAGCTTTCACGCACTCGTTTCGGATCTTTGACGACACCCGGATGCTCCAGCACGCCGCCGGGATTGGCACCGTTGGCGAAAAAGGATGCACCGTACTCCTCCGTGGCAATGGCCATACCGATGGCGTTCTTGGCCATGGCGATCGGGGAGTAGCCGATCAGTCCGTCAAAACCAAGTCCGGGAATGTGCAGAACCTCTTCACGGCGAAGCAAGTATACCCCGCGATCGGTCCGGTACTGGTAGATGATCTCGCCATTCGTTGCTCGGTCGACGGTCATCTTGTCCGGCAAAAGCGGGTAGAGCGACAGGATCTGGCCTCGGCCGTCCCGGATGATCTGGGCATAAGCATTGCCCCATAACAAAAGATGACTCATTAGCGTTTCTCGGAACACGAATGAAGTCATCTCGGAGTTGGGCTCGTTATGCAAAAGATAATACAGCGGGTGATCCAGCGCTTTTTCCTTGCCACGGTCGGTATAGCGGTAGGTATGCAGCGGCAGACTGGCGATAGTCTCTGCCAAGATCCGGACACAGGCATAAACAGCGGTCGTCTGCAGGGCCGTGCGTTCATTAACGGTCTTGCCACTGGTGGTGCTGCCGAAGAAAAAACTATAAGTGCTGCCCGGCAGCGTGTTTGTCGGCTTGTCCCGAGCTTTGAATAGTCGATCAAAAAGGGCCATTGAAATCCTCCTTAAAAAAATCTATCTGAACTTGGGTAAATTTCCGGTTTAGCATATGGGTTTGCAAAATTCTCTCGTATATAATCCTTCTGGAAAGGCGGGTGCACGATGTACAGACTAGCTATTTTTTGGAACTATTTCTGGTGGAACTACCATATCAACCATGCTCGTAAGCATGATGATCGGATTGAAAAAATCATTCCTGATTGGAGAAAAAAATTCGCATCTCAAGCCATGTCAGATGATCAGTAGTCCTCGATCGTTATAAACAGATCCACCAGTATTCCCTCCGTTTCGGATTGCTCGATCCAGCGCCATGATGGTAGCAACCGCTCCGTCGATCCGCTCGGTTGATTTCTCTTTATCTGGTTTAATATTACCGGCCGGATCGGTGCGGACGAAAATGTTGTCCATCATCCATCGTAGGACCGGGTGACCACCGTGGGCCAGTTTGCCCTCGAGTGTCAACTTCATCAGCTCTTTGGTCGGCGGTGACATATCCTTAAAACCCTGGCCGAACGGCACAACCGTGAACCCCAGGCCTTCGAGGTTTTGCACCATCTGGACCGCACCCCAGCGGTCAAAAGCAATCTCATGAATGTTGTACCGCTTGCCCAACTCCTCTATGAACCGCTCGATGAATCCGTAATGCACGACGTTGCCTTCAGTGGTCAGTAGGTGCCCTTGCCGCAGCCATAGATCGTATGGAACATGATCGCGGCGAACCCGGAGATCAATGTTATCCTCCGGCATCCAGAAAAATGGCAATACACTGTACAGGTCGTCTTCATCCGTCGGCGGGAAGACGAGGACAAAAGCCGTGATGTCCGTCGTGGACGAAAGGTCCAATCCACCATAGCAGACACGGCCTTCCAAACCGGCCGCGTCAACCGGAAACGCACAGGCGTCCCACTTGAGCATCGGCATCCAGCGCACCGATTGCTTAACCCACTGGTTCAGGCGCAGTTGACGAAAGCTGTTCTCTTCGGCCGGATTTTGCTTGGCCGATTCGCAGGCGGCTTTGACCTTGTCGATACTGACCGTAATGCCCAGCGATGGGTTTGCCTTCTTCCAGATCTTGGGATCGGTCCAATCATCATCCTCCTTCGCGCCATAAATGACCGGATAGAACGTGGCATCGTGCTTTCGGCCTTCCAGAATATCCAGTGCTTTCTGATGTGTTTCATAGCAGATGCTATTCGTATCCGATCCGGCCGTGGTGATCAGGAAGTACAGTGGTTGCATTCGGGCATCACCAGAGCCTTTGGTCATGACATCGAATAGTTTCCGGTTCGGCTGGGTATGAAGCTCATCAAATACGACGCCATGAATATTGAATCCATGCTTGGAGTAGGCTTCCGCAGACAGCACCTGATAAAAGCTGTTGGTCGGCAGGTAGATCAGCCGCTTGGTGGATGCCAGGAGTTTGACGCGCCGGCTTAAAGCCGGACACATCCGAACCATATCGGCCGCCACCTCAAATACGATTGATGCCTGCTGCCGGTCAGCCGCGCAGCCGTAGACCTCGGCACGTTCTTCCCCATCACCACAGGTGAGAAGTAAGGCAATAGCGGCAGCCAGCTCTGACTTACCCATCTTCTTCGGGATTTCAACATAGGCGGTGTTGAACTGCCGATAGCCGTTGGGCTTCAGGATGCCGAACACGTCGCGGATGATCTGCTCCTGCCAGTCGATCAGTTCAAAAGGCTTACCGGCCCATGAGCCTTTCGTGTGCGATAGTGCTTCGATGAACGACACGGCATAGTTGGCGGCTCTCTTATCATAATGTGAGTCCGAAGCCATAAACGGCGTCGGTTTGTATTTTTGGAGCTTTCGTATGACTTCTTCCCCCTTTCTGAATTCACCGCACAAAAAAGGACCCCTGATCGGAGTCCTTGGTGGGTGTGCAGGTCTGATTTCCTTCAGTTGTACTTGGCTAGGATCATAGCCAGAATCTTGCGGTCAGCATCCGTTTGAGGTTCCAGATCCCAGCCGCGGTCGTAGTTTATGATCTCACATCCGTCGCGTTTGACGGTCAGTTTGGAAATCCTGCCTTCTTCAATGCCGTAAATTGAAGGCTCGTTGTAGCTCTTGACCCAGTATTCGCAGTTGTCGATTCTCCCGTTTTTCCACATTTTCGTGTCCTCCTTGGCTTTCATTAGTGTATATATCACTCTACGCAAGGCTAATAGCAAGCAGATTCTGCTTGGATTACTACACAATTATTGATCGCAATAATGTACTATTTTATCCAGCGTCGCCGTACAGAATGAACCAGGTGTACTCCTTACGGTTCTCTTCAATGAAGATCACCAACTCATGAAAATCCTGCTCAAATGCCAGGCGCTGGACCCGAGTGGCATCCATCATATTGGCCGCACCACTGTCGCGGATCGCCATGATCTGTTCTTTGATTTTGTCAGTCATCGCGGGCACCCCCGATCTTGATCACTTCATCCTCACCATAAACCACGCCCAGACTGGATCCCCGATCCCAGGAACAGAAAATAGTGCCAATGTCGTCTACAAATTCTACGGTTCCGCGATCGCCCGGCTGCAGTTTGGAGTATGGATCGTTCATCCGGACCAGTTCTACACGAGTGCCGGTTGGGAAGCGACGTCTCACGCTTTCAACCATTGCCTTGGATGGTAGTTTACTCATGGTCATCAACCTCCTCTGCTCGGGGAGCTACCTTAAAGGCTGAGTTGCCAGACAGGTTTCGAAGCAAGATCTTGCGGGCTGCCTTGTAGTCATCTCCGACAAATCCCAGCCGAATCAGAAACACGCGGAAGGCGAACTTTTCGTTTTCGACCGGATGCTCTTTGGCCGTGACCCGCTGCTGCTTTTTTGCTGTCGCGTAGAGTGCGCCAATGAAGCGGGAATAAGCGGCTACCTCCTCACCGGGTGTGCCAAAAGCAAACCAAGGAAATCGCAGCGTTGTCTCTGTCCGCTCGATCGGTAAAGCACTGACACCGAGCGCCTTTTTAATCAGATTGGCCTTGCTGGCGATTAGTTTCTCCAGATTGGCTATGTTTTCTTCCGTGAACCCTTCGAGCGGCATCTCAATGGTCAGGGTGTCCAATTCTTCGGGTGTGTAATCATCTGTCTGCATACCGTTTTCTCCTTGCCAATCCTCGCGGCGTCTTCTGCCAAGCCCCAGTTCTTCAGCTTCGGTCATTTGTAGATCCTCAAAGGCTGGAATGTTGTCGCCGCCGTAGGGTCCTTGGTTTGAGTAGTCAGGTATGTTCTCGCTATCGAGATTCATGTGGCGAATTTCTCGTTCTGCCCAAGCCTCTGCTTCAAGATGTTCAACGTTTGATGCTTTAAAGCCGTGCTTGGCAAAAAGAATGGTTACCAGATTGAGATCGCCCGGTCCTTCCATGTTGCCGTTCTTGTCGATGTGGTAGTCGCCAACTTGAAAGGCGAAGGTCGGAGCACCGAGGTATTTGGCCGGTACGGTCAGTTCCTGGCTGATAGCAGCCACCAGCTTTTTGCGGTCTTGTCCAGTAAGGTTGTAGAAAATCTTCATACGATTTGCCTCCTATGCTTCATTTGGTATGTACATATATCACTCCGAAGCGTTAGGATAGCAACTGAATTCGCACGACAAATGCCGACAAAACTCAACAAACAATGCAGGGGTCATCTGTGTGAATAACACAACATGTTTATGCTTGAATATGTTCCACCACATCGGAAAAGCGCAGCTTCTTACCATCACGGATCAGATAAACGGATTCGTTCGACCCAAACTGCTCGATGGTCCTTTTAACGATCACATCACAGTACTTTTCATCCAACTCAACCATGAAGCAAACCCGCTCGGTCTGCTCACAAGCGATGAGTGTGCTACCAGAACCACCAAACGGATCCAAAACGATACTGCCGGTCATGCTGGAATTGAGCACCGGGTAGGCGATCAGCTGCACCGGTTTCATCGTGGGATGATCACCGTTCTTCTTAGGCTTCTCGAATTCCCAGATGGTCGTCTGCTTGCGGTCTGAGTACCAGGCGTGCTTTCCGGCTTTCTTCCAGCCAAACAGGATCGGCTCATGCTGCCACTGGTAGGGAGACCGGCCCAGGACCAGTGACTGTTTCTTCCAGATGCAGGTACCTGACAGGTAAAACCCGGCATCGGAGAATGCCTTACGGAAGTTGAGTCCTTCGGTGTCGGCGTGGAAAACATAGATGCTGGCATCTCTGGCCATCGCTTTTTCCGTGAGGGTGAAAGCGTCATGCAGAAATTGATAGAACTTATCGTCGGCCATGTTGTCGTTTTTGATCTTACCGGCAGTGCCTTCGTAATTGACGTTATACGGAGGATCTGTCACGACCAGATTGGCTTGCTTGCCATCCATGAGCAAAGCAAAGGTTTCCGGTTTGGTGCTGTCGCCGCAGACGAGACGATGATTGCCTAAGAGCCACAGGTCACCGAGATGGGTGATCGCTGGATTTTTGAGCTCGTTATCTACATCAAAGTCATCGTCTTTTACGTCCTCGATGCCGCTCAGGAGCTTGTTGAGTTCAGCGTTGTCAAAACCTAAAAGCGAGACATCAAAGTCAGCGCCTTGCAAATCGGCGATTTCGACCGACAGCATCTCAGCATCCCAGCCGGCGTTTAAGGCCAGACGGTTGTCGGCGATAATGTAAGCTCGCTTCTGTGCTTCGGTCAGGTGCTCGGCGAACACGCACGGCACCTCGTTGATGCCTTCCTCCTTGGCGGCCAGGATTCGGCCGTGGCCGGCGATGATGTTCAGGTCCTTATCCACGATGACGGGATTCACAAAGCCGAACTCCCGGAGGGATGCTCGAAGCTGCAGGATTTGTTCCTTGCTGTGAGTCCGGGCATTCCGGGCGTATGGTACAAGGCGGTCGACATTGACCTGTTCCAAGCGTTCAGTTACTTGCATTTTTCGCCACCACCTTCATAAGACCCTTTTTCGCACCAGCCAGATCACCGGCCAGCGCTTGTCCACGTAATGTTTTAAGCTGCTGTTTGGTCAGTTTTCCTTGTTTTAGGCTAATAAAAAATTGGTCAATATCGTGATAGCTCACAGTGATCATCCTTTCCATGAAGCAATTCGTGCAAATAAAAAAGCACCCGAATAGTCGAGTGCTTCTTGGTTGTTAGTGAATGATTTTTACAAATTTGAAAATATGTCCCAGTTATTGTAGTTCTTGGATACGTCAAGTTCTTCTTCTCTAAACTCTACAGGACGTCCGTTAGTTTTTATGCGAAAGTAAAAATGCAATTTATTGTTTGCGTCCGGAGCCTTGTTGGCAAAATTCGATATAAGGTCCTCGCGTTTGTAAATAAAATAATGGAATATCCCGCTTGCGTCTTCAACAACAAAAATGTAGAACATGAATTTTGGGTTCTCAAGATCTTTCAAAAATACAGTATGCCATCCAGAACAAACAAAATCCGCTTTGACCAAATCATCATAAGAGCGGCTAAATGAAATTCGCACGTTGTAGCTTTTGCTATTACGAGTAATTACAATTCCGCTTCCTTCACTACGGTTGGCCGTGCGAACACTAAATCCCATCTTGTTTCTAAAAATAGTGATGACTTCCTGCCTTGACCTCTTCCTGCCACTATCTTGGATTATGCTAACATCATTCATCTCAAAATCCTCCATGTTGACTGACTGATCAATTACTTCACTTGTTTGATTTGTAACTTCAATTTTGTCTAGTCGGTCTTCAAGCGCTTTGATTCGGTCAAGCATTTCAAGAATGATTCTTTCATAGTTCACTTCAAACACCACCTCTCGATTTGATCATATCATCACCTCATATATCAGTCAATAGATAAATGAGATAAAATCAATGATAAATTAGATAAAAATGGTGTTCATATCTTTTTCCGTCCTGACAGAAGAGCTTCCATGATATCGTCCTGGGGATTTCCCACGAATGCGGTCGTGCAGTTTTGCTTGACGATATCGAAGATCTCGTACCATAAAAGGTTCGCCTGCTTCTGAAACGACTGGCTCATCTGCACGAACGGGCTGGTGATCGCACCTCCGGTCGTGGGGTGTTTCCCAAGAAGGCCATATAGGCTGATAGCTTCTTCGCACTGAATGTATCGGGTGAAAGCCTGAGCATATGCTTCGATCAAGCGTGGGTTTATGAACCGCTCACAGCCGCGTTCCTTGAGCCAGCGCCAGGTTTCCTTATAGAGCGCATCCGCACCCAGTGGTTTTCCGTCTTTTTGTCTGGCGCTGAGGTACTCGCTTGGCGCGGGCATGTCAGCACCGTTTAAATCCGGACCGCTATCGAGATCCTCGACATCAAGCAAGCTGCCGGGTTTTAGGTCCGTGGGTTCCAGGATCTTCGCATTCTTGCCGCGGGTGATTTTATCTGCAAGCGGCAACGGTTTATCACCGGCCCGAACGCGTCTGCCGCCCCTGTTTGTTCCGTCTTTTGCCACACGGCAGTACCTCCTTTGCACCAGACTGGGTTAATCACCCGTTTGAACCGTCATTTTTTCGCGCGTGACCCAACGGCCGGTCTCCGATTATGGGGTCACAGAGATCTGACCGGCCCCTACCGCCTACCCCAGCGACCACCTTCGCGTGCTGTAATCTCTGAGTGACACGGGGTGCATAAACCCATGAGATTGGATGGGTCATGCGTTCCACCCTGCGATAATGGCTTGATGTGATGAACCTCGCGAGCCGGTGTGATCTTACCGACCTTCTCGCACTGCTCACACAGTGGATGCTCAGCTAAGTGCTGGTCACGAATGCGCCGCCATGATCGGTCGTAGCGTTTCTTCTTGTCCGGGTCACGATCGTATCGTTCATACCGTTGTGATTCCTTCTTGGCATGTTCTTCACAAAAGCGTTCGGCCGTAAGGTTAGGACAACCAGGATACGAACAAGGCCGCTTAG